CTTATCCCTGGCTCCCCCTTTGGGTTGGTTGCTACCCATTCCCCATCCCGAAGCATCTTTGTCTTTTGTCCGTCCCGAATCTGTCCCTTGCACTCTACGCACTCATAAAAGGCCGATGATTTTACCAACCCAAAATCCCATTCTGTATCGCTTAACTTGGCCGATTGATCCCACTTCACTTGTTCCCAAAGTAGCTTCTGTTTGTGTCCGCAATAGGGGCAGGGAACGAAATAAAACCTCATATCTCCCTTGAGCCATTCCGCCCAAATAATTGAATCGGCAGTTGTCGGGGTGCTTGTTGAGATTATTAGATGGTTTGGGTAGGTCGCAACTCTGGCCTCGGCTAATTGCAAGGCTCCGGCCTCTTTCGATGATGAGCCATCGGAAAATTTGTCCACCTCATCGAGCATAAGAAGCGAGACTGAACGACTAGAAAGATTGGCAGGGCTATTAGAGCCAACAAACCATAGAGACATTTTCTGGAAATGCTGTTCTAAGATTTTGATTTTGTCTGTATCAATCGGGCGTTCTTTTGCCAAGGCCGGGCAATCATCCACCATCGGGAGCCATCGGGTTTCGCTAAAGCTCCTTGCCAGTTGCTCACTAGGCATTACCCACAAAGCAGGGCAAGGCCGTTCTGCTAGGCGATAGGCTAGGCCAGCTAGAATCGTTGTTGTCTTGGATGTCTGCGCTCCCCAAACCAAAGTGACCCTGCGGATTGAATCGTTTCCAAAGGCCTCTAATGGCTCTTTTACATAGGGGGTTAGAGTTGTTGAATAAGGGCCAGGTATGTTTGTAACCCTAGAAGATAGGGTGAGATTTGCCTCGCACCATTCGGGAATGGAAAGTTTTTTCTTTGGGACAAAAAGGTTTTCAATAATCTGAACGGAGCGGTTCATTAAATAAATTTTCTTCTGTTGCGAATTTAATTTGTTCTTTTTTAGCTCTTTTAATTTCTTTGTATTTTAGGTAGGCATCGCTCTTGGGTTGTGCTTGCCCTAGTCCTTTGCACCAATAATCGTTTCTTAATAATACTTTGCACATTCTCCTCCAAGAAGGAGCCCAGCACTTAGCCTCAAGCTCATGCGGGGCTTCTTCTGGTATAGAGGAATATCCCCGGTTGTGCCACCCATAAATAAACTTCTTGAACCTTATCATATAGTGATCCCTTGTTTTTTTAGGCATTGTTTGTAAAAGCAGATTGCAGAAACTTTTCCAAGTATGGTTGGCTGGTTTTGATATTTTATTATAGCCAGTAATGTTGCCTTTTTCCTCAACATATAATGCCCCAGAGTTTGCCCCATTTACTCTGGCGACTAATTTAAACCAAGTATTCGGCTCTAAAATATGATATAGCCAAAGCCCTCTTCTTTGGTCGTCCCCAAACGGCTGGCAAAGCCTTTGTTTTGAAATTGGAACTCCGGCCATGTGCATTTTATCATAAATCCTATTATGCGGCCTCTCCTTATATTTTGCATGGAATCTCCAAATATCTTCAGTAAGCCAATCATATATAGGATAGCAATTATATACATTATCAACTATTTTTGTTGTCCATCTCCTGCCGTCTAGCATTAAATTTTTCTTTTCCCATGTAGCAATAGCGCAATATCTGTGAAGGCTTTCTTGTGCCCTAATTCCAATAAATCCCGCTGTTTTTTTGCCTTGCCCATACCATTCGCCAAACAAAACAATAAACTCCTCAAACTCCATACCCGGAACGCAAAATGGGTAATCTTTTTCTGTTTTGGCCCAATGGGGTTTTTCCCTAATCCAAATGTCCTTTTTTTCTTTATCCCACGCCATCCATCTCGGCTCATAATTTGTTACTGCATTTCTCAAAAGCATAGGAACGCAAATCCAGTGTGGATCAATATTGTCTTTGTATAAAGAAAACATTTCTTTTGCGTGGGCTATTGTTTCAGAGTATTGGGCCTCTAAGTCTATAAACATAACTCCTATTTTTTTGTTTCTTTTTATCGCTTCTTCCATAACTAAATGGAACATAACGCTACTATCCTTGCCGCCAGAAAAGGCTATATATTGCCTTTCGGTGTTCTCAAATGCTTCTAAGATTCTTTGCCTAGAGGCATCCAATACGCTTACATTTCTATATTTTTTAATCGCCATAAATCAATAAATGTCCGATTGCCTATCGTAAGAAAAGGCTTCTTCTAGTGTTATTTCCTTGCGATTGTTTTTCTTTAACCATTTATTTAAATACTTCAAGGCCAGCTTATTTGCACTTAATTGTTCTGCTTCTGATAGCAGATTAAACCCGCCCCGGTATGCTGATGGTATCCCAAGGGCATAACAGGCCGAGGCTTGTCCTAACCATGCAATCCGATTCATCGCAGAATTAGTTAAATAATGTTCGCAAGAATGCCTCCATTCCGTGATTACGGAATTTAAGGCTTTCGCAAATTCTTTATCATCCGAAAGAAATTTTCTATATGCTTCTTCGCATTCTGCCTTGCTCATGCCTTCTTTTGAGTTTTCATAAAACCCGGCTTTATGGCACTCCCACTTATCATAGGTGTGGAATATTCTGTTTTCGTCGCTTGTGTTTACTGTTCTAAAATCCTCTTTTTCTTTGCCGTATTTTGAGACATCATCGGAAAGCTCTTCAAAATCTTTTTCCGTTATCTCACCCTCAATATCCCAAGACCTCGAAAATTCTTGATCTTGAAAAAGCTCTGAAAGCCCGGTGATTTGGCATAATCTTAAAATTTCATCTTGATCCATTCCAAGTTCTCTTGAAATCTTTTCGTCCGACCAATTTCTTCTTTTAAGCTCAACAACAATGTCGGACATGGCATCTACCTTGTGCTTGCCTCTGGCCCTATTGTGTCGAATAGTTGCGGCTATTCTGTCGTTTCTTTCGGTTCGATCTTCTTTTATTTTTACAATCGGCAAATAACCAAGCACCCTATTTTTTATTTCTTCAGACTCTTTGCCGCATCTATTTCTGTGAAATCCGTCAATTACCTCAAATTTCCCCTGCTCGTCAGGCATCGCAACAATAGGCTGGGTATATCCATCCGACATAATGGAAACTTTTAAAAGCTCCATTTCTGGTGGCGCAACGCTATTTGGGTTATAGTCATTTGCGTGAATATCGTCCGCCTTTACCCATAATACGCAATCAACTGGTTCGCTTTTGAATGGGCTAATATTGTGAAGTTCCAGCTTTATTTCGTTTATGGCCTCAATTCTTTCCCTTAAGGAAAGTTTGGAAATTTCTTTGATGTGCTTTAGGATTTCGGTTTTCATTATTTTCCCTTTTTATGGGAAAGGCAAAAGGATGTCAAGGGTTTATTTATCGTAGGAGCATATACCCATTGGCGTAGGCTTCCATTGGGTTCCTATGAATCCAGTTATGGCAAGCCATACAGATTGCCATAAAATATTCCTTTTCATTGAGCCTTGCCCCGAATCGCCCTCGCTTATGGTGAATCTGGGTTGCTTTTTTCCCGCAGATTTCGCAGGCCTGGTTCTGCTCTAAATACCACTCCCGAAGCCAAGTATAGGCACTATTTTCCCTTGCTCTTTTCTTCGAGACTGGCCGGAGCCTTCCGCCCCTTTTCAATGGGGTTTTTCTTTTAAGTGGGGAGCGTTTCATTCTGTCATTGAAAGGATGATGCAAACAACCATAAAGCCACCAAGAATAACCATAAAACATTCATTCATTTGAAAGCCCCTTCTGCCTTTTGAATTGCCAAGAAGATTTGATTTACTCCGTCCTCGATGGCTTGCTTGGCACATTCTGGGTCGCTGGGGTTTGCCCTTGAACAGATACTCGCTGGCATTGCATCCAATAGCGCACGGATGCCCCCAAGGTATTTCGTGAAAGTTTCTTGAACTTCGTCAGCCGAAAGTGTTTGTCGAAGGTGAGCCTGTTCTTCATTGTGGTCTATTTCGGCTTGGCGAACAACTTTCTGCGCTCGCTCATAAGCATGAATGGCGGCTCTGGTAGCAATTGGGTTTGATTCTTTCGCCGCTCGCACCATAAGCCTAAATGCCGCAACCTCCATCCGTTGCGCCCGAAGGAGCCGACCAAGCGTGTTAAGGGCGGATAAATCCTCATCAGAAATACTTTGAGATTCGGATTCTTCTGATTCTGGTTTTAGTGGGGGAGGAGTTCTTGCGATTGCTTGTTG